CTCTATGGTGATAGGGGCACAGTCCGATAACAGGGGCAGCACTTCTTTTACCAGCTCGTCTAATGTGATGGATTTCGCATGGAGTTCCTTCGTTGCCTTGATGCCTACATAATGAGCATCCCAATTCAGCAATTTTTCTGTATTTTTCTTTTTCATCTTTGGTCATAGCTTGACATAGTTAAATAACGACTTTGGAACATCATAATAAGCCTCATGTTTAGTATCGTCTTTCATTTCTACGGTTTCATAACCTAAAGTTTGATTACCTTTAATCCAGTAAGCATGGCTTAAATCACTTGTTAATGCAAAAAACAAAGTTTTTGGTTCTTCAAGCATAGATTTTTTGCGTACAGGTACATGGATTGTCTTGAATGGGCAAGGATTCCAGCTTCTTACCTCAACCTCAATAAAACCTACTTGTTCCCCATTTCTGTAAACAATAAGGTCTGTACCATACTTATCAGGATTATCTTTAGCTTGTAGCTTCCATGTCTTTTCTACCCATTCTGTTACTGCTTTTCTAGCTGGTGGGTCATACTTGTCATGGAGAGCTTGGTCAAACTTTTTAATCTGCATCAGCTATGTCTTGTAATTTAAGAGCCATTTCGACCATTTTTTCAGCATTTTTATAGGCTAAAGCCCATTGTTTCTTTTGCATGGCATCTTCGTATTCATTACTAAGTTTGCGTAAAACGATAAGTGGTAGTGCGTAGTCAGTCATTTAACAAGTCCTTTGGTTCAATGTTTCTGTTTCTAAATGCTTGTTTTAAACTTTCAATGGCTCTTTTTTCAATGTTACCGATTGTATTAGGGTGTAAAAACATCTTTTCAGCAATGGCAGCTTGGCTCATTTCATAATCATCGTCTAATTGGCTCATTTTTCTTCTTTCAATTCTTCAAAGTTATAAAACCATTCGTCTTTAGCTGTCCATTTGGCATGGTTTTCAACGCTGTAGACTTCGGTTGGTATTTTAAAATCAGGTGTTTTTAGAACGGCAGGGACTAACGAAACATCGTACCAAAGGCAACGATTATTAGGTTGGCAAGCAAATTGACCGTTATCTAGCTTAATGAAGTTATAAGACTTGTGCTCCTCAACACCCTCACTAAAGCTGGTATCTAAACGGTTGGCATCAGGACTTGCAAAATCAATGGTAAATAGGTAGTTACCAAAGTGAAATTGCTTGCCCTTACCAAAGTACTTAACCTTTAAACCACGCAAATTAGACTTTTCAATTACTGCCATGTCGTATGAAAGGCAATCCCATATCTGCAAATGGTCTAAAGGCAATGGGTCGGCTACTTCTTTCCATACATAAGCATGAATAGGCAGTTTGTCATACAAAGCCCCATAGTTGGTAAGCATAGATTCAATACGGAAGGCTTGGCCTTTAATGGCTTTAGCACTTATCCATACGCAAGGTTCAAGCTCCCCATGACCTGATTCATGGTTATACAAAAATTCCTTACGCACAAAGCACTTAACAGGTGGGATATTAGCTACTAAGAATGTCATTGCAACACCCTTGGGCTAGGTGGTGATGGTGGAGTAGATGGAACTGTATAGCTAGGCGTTCCAACTGCGTAGCCTCTAGGGGTTACTACTTGGTTAGGGTAGATAGTTAGGCTTTGGGTTACATAGCCAGCATTGTTTACTACCTGTGCCTGGTTGCCTTGGACTTGTACAGTTCCTTGGCTATAGCCTTGTGGATTGGTTATGACATAGGTTTGGGCCTCTACCATTCCTATGCCTAAAAAATAACCTACTGCAAAAATAATTAACTCTTTCATCACTTACTCCTTTTTAAATTAGAACGGTACATCGTCTTTAAAGTCTTTAGACACTTGTTGAGTAGGAATTGCTTTATCTTCAGGTGGGTTCAAGTAAGCCAATAAACCACCATCTTTTAGGGCAAACAAGGGTAAAGTTTCTAGTTTGAGCATTAGTCCATGCTTGGTATCCATGATTACGCCAATAGACTGATAACGCTTTTTAGTCGTTCCGTCTTTGTCTTGGTACTCGGATACTGCTGCTTTTACAAAATATTGAATTGCCATTATTGATTCTCCATTAATTTAACTTCTGCTTCTACTTCACTTAAAAACTGTTGTATTTCTGCGTTCATGTAATTTATAAACTCATAATCTCTAGGTACATTAACTACTAACAACTGGCTTCTTTCAGGCATCCTTGGGTCAAAACTGACAAAATCACACCATTTAGCCCCAGTTACAGCCATCTGAGCTTGCATCTGTATAAAGTACTTTTTAGGTGGTTCTTTAGCTTTAAAGTATTCCCAATGCGTAGCTGAGTTAGGGCATTTAATTTCTAGCAAGCCGTCTTTCCCTACCAAACCATCAGGTGAGCATCCAAAGCCTTGAATAGTAGGATGGTCAATAAATGGAACTTGGTCTACAAAGTTATTGGTTTTGACCTCATAAGCTACCCTAGCCTGTGGTTCTGTAGCTGTGCCCCATTCCATAGCTGCGTTGGTATATGATGGTTCAATGGTCTTGGTGGTTCTTTGCAAGGCAAGCTCAATCAGATAGTTCTGCCTACTAGCTGAAGGCCCAGTCTTTGTCTTTGCAAGGATGTCAGCTACTCTAGAAGCGGTTACTTTGCCTCTGCGTAATTCTAGCCATTCAGGAGTTCCTTGTTCAATCATGATAACTCTACCTTTTTCATGTCTTTAGCATTGGCTATTAGTTGTACGGCTGATTTGTCTTTAGATAATGCTGCGTAGGCTTTGCCATAAGTAACTTTAAGTTCGTCAATGGTGGTGCAAGCTTTGATGCAATCTACCCATAAATTAGCATTTGCTGTTAAGTCAGGCGTTGGCTCATCAGGAATATCCTCACCAGCGTAGATATACAGTCCCAAACCATGAAGTGCAATCGCCTTTACAAGATTGCGTTGCATTGCGGTATTTACATCCATTGCCGATGGTTTGATAATTGGCTTGTTTTGGTTATTAATAACAGGCAACATTGAAGTCATTGTTTTGCCAAATGCGGTAACTGAACAAAAAACCATCATTGAGCCATCTTCAAAAGATTCAGGTTTGTTATGCACCCAAGTGGCAGATGGGTCTAGTTGTAGCAACTGGTCTACTGCCCAAGCCCATGAAAGGTAAGTAAATTTACCTTTTTTCTCTGTGTGTTCGTTAACATTAATCTTGCGTATTTCGTTGTATGTAGTCATCACTTACTCCTTAGTTTGTTAAATGGAATTCTGCGTTTGCTTCTTGGTATTCAAGGCTAATTGTGTATAGCTTTAGACCTAATTTGGCCCAATCTTTTTGCTCAATGTAGTCACGAATGAGTTGCTGATTCTCATCGCTAGTCTGTTGGATTGCTTCGCCAAAAGCTACTGTTTCGGTGCAATCAAAGTCAGGGTCGTATTTAAGCAAATCGTCAATTTCTGCTTGTAGATGCTCATGCTCTGCCTGGTCATCGTATGGTGCTTCATAGTAGTTATCGTTGTTCATCACTTCCTCCGTTACTGTTAAAGTAGATTCTACTATACATGAAATAATAGATTAACAATAGTTTTTTTGATTTTTTTATCTAAGTGCTTTCCCTAATATAAAATATTAACTAACAATTCTAAAAGATGGTATATTCCAACAAAAGGAGATATGTATGAACCCAATGGATTTATTAAAGATTGAATTTGGTAGCTTAAAAGAGCTAGCAGAAAAGCTAGATTTGAAGCCTGGAACTGTGTATTTATGGGGAATTCAGAAAATTCCGTTGAAGTATTTAGCAAAAATAGAGCAGCTTACAGAACTTCGATTAACTAGAGAAGATTTACGACCAGACCTATTTAAAAAGGACTGAAATGCACTATTACCAACACCATATTGGTGATTTCATTAAAGATACTAACTTTCTTACGAATGAAGAAGTTGGCATCTATTTAAAGCTATTGTGGCTTTATTACGACACCGAAAAGCCATTGCCTGACAGTTTGGATATTTTGGCAATGAAGGTATCTTGCAGAGACAATAAATCTGACCTTTTGGAAATATTAGAAACATTCTTTACATTGGTTGATGGAGAGTGGCATCACATACGCTGTGATAAAGAAATAGCTGAATATCAAGCATTTTGCGTTAAGCAAAAAGCCAATGGGTTAAAGGGTGGTAGGCCAAAGGTAACCCAACAAGAACCCAACGATAACCCAATGGGTTCCCAAGTTGAACCCAAAATAACCCTAACCACTAACCATAAACCACTAACCAATATAGGTGTAGCTAAAGCTACCAAAGGAACTAGATGGCAAAAAGGTTTTGCATTGCCAAATGAATGGGTAGAGTTTTGCAAAAAAGAGCGTTACGACTTAGACCCTACAAAAGTATTTGAAGAATTTACTGATTACTGGGTATCTGTTGCAGGTGCTAAAGGTGTCAAAGCGGATTGGTCAGCTACATGGCGTAACTGGATTAGGAATCAAAAAGGTTTTGTAAAGGCAAGCGTTAACAATTTAGACGAAATGATGAGGACTGCAAAATGATAGGACAAAAGCAAGTGTTGGAATACTTGATGGATGGTGGTCAAGTTAAGAGCATATTTTTGATGGTGGGAGAAAAGCCAAGTTGGTTTGACCCTAAAGACCAAGATGATATGACTATGCCAATGATTTACACAGAGAAGCGAAATCCACAACCTATAGACCTAAAGTTCTTGGAAGGTCAAAATATACAGCTAATTCACGCTAAAAACGCCACAGACGAGCTTTTTGCAGCATGGTATATACATACCCATCAACTCAAGCCAAAAACGCTTGTAGCCCTCGATAGCGATGGGAACATTCATGTTTAAAAATATTGTTTCTGACATAGATTTCAATGAGTATTCCGAGCTTCACAATTTGGTTTATGAAGTTTCACAACTTTCAGAACTTTCAGACGATTTAAAAGCGTTTGCTAGGGGTGAGTATTTTGCTAAAGGATGCAAGTTACCTTGGCCTAAAACTCATCACCATATTGAGTTAAGACCAGCAGAATTGACTTTATGGGGTGGCTCTACAGGTCATGGCAAGTCGTTAATCATGGGTCAAGTCATTCTTTCCATGATGGAGCAAAAGAAAAAGTGCTTGATTGCCAGCTTTGAGATGCCACCAGTATCCACTTTGTTTAGGATGACTAGGCAAGCTACTGGTATGGCAAAACCTACAGAATTGTCTATAGATGCGTTTGCTAAGTGGGGTAATAACCATCTTTACATTTACAAACATACAGGCATGGTAGAGGCTAACAAGGTTTTAGCGATGTGTCGATACGCCTCAGAAGTCCTAAAAATTGAGCATTTAGTCATTGATAATCTAATGACTTGTGTAAATGGTGAAGATGACTACAACGCTCAAAAGAACTTTGTAGCTACAGTCAAATCTATAGCACTATCAACAGGTATGCACATTCATTTAATTTGCCATGTACGCAAGGTAAATAGTGAAAAAGAGATACCAATAATGAGCGATATTAAGGGTTCATCAGCCGTAACCAGCTTTGCCGACAATGTGTTTTTAGTATGGAAAAACGCTGATAAAGCTCAGAGAGTTGCAGATAATCCACATTATTTTGACAGGGAAGAGGCCGATGCTCTTTTGAGATGTACCAAGAACCGAAATGGCGAATCAACTCCTATGTACAAGCTATGGTTTGACTATAAGAGCCAGCAATATATTGAAGAAGCAGATACACCAATACACCGTTATTTGGAGGATAAATGAATGAGTTGGCTCTTTTCGCAGGCGCTGGTGGAGGAATACTTGGGGGACATCTTCTTGGATGGAGAACAGTCTGTGCCGTTGAATGGGAAGCCTACCCAGCAAGCGTATTGTGCGCCAGACAAAATGACGGACTTTTGCCGAGTTTCCCAATTTGGGATGATGTTCAAACCTTTGACGGAAAACCTTGGAGAGGAATTGTTGATGTCGTATCTGGCGGATTTCCCTGCCAAGACATCAGCGCAGCAGGTAAGGGGGGGGGAATCGAAGGTGAACGAAGCGGAATGTGGGCGCACATGGCAAGGATTATTGGCGAAGTACGACCAAAGTACGCATACATTGAAAACAGCCCAATGCTCACTATTCGAGGATTCGAAACAGTCCTTGCAGACTTGGCCCAAATGGGGTTCGATGCGGAATGGGGAGTGCTGGGAGCAGATTACATTGGATTGCCCCATCATCGAGAACGAATTTGGGTGCTGGCTTCCGACCCCAGTAACAAGTATGTGGAGAGGAGCAGCAAAAAAGAGGTTTTGGGGAAGCCCAGATTACAGGGCATCGTTTACAACGGAGTGGGTAAGAACCACCAAGGATTGCGCTCAATACTATCATCCGGATTATGTAGAACTCATAATGGACTTTCCGGACAAGTGGACAGAATTAAAGCCATTGGAAATGCACAAGTTCCAAGAGTGGCAGCAGTAGCCTTTGAAATACTTAAAGAAAGAATAGAAAATGGAAGAAATTAATCCAAACGCAGCAGTAGACTTTTTACTTAAAAATGCATCTTTATTTGCTAAAGCTAAAGCAGAGCGAGTGTATTTAGAAGAATTCCGTAAGTCCAAAAAGGCCCTTTTAATGCAAGAAGCGTTTTTAGCAGGGGTAGACACAATGGCAGGTCAAGAACGAGATGCCTATGCTAGAACAGAATACAGAGAGCTTTTAGATGGTTTAAAGGCTGCTGTAGAAGTAGAAGAATCTTTGAAGTGGAAGATGACCGCAGCGCAGTTAAGAGTAGAAATATGGCGTACTTTACAAGCTAACAACAGAAACCTAGAAAGGGCAACAACATGACCGAATACATACCGTTTTAT